CGTTGGGACAGAGCGACCCGACGACTGATTGTTGTTTTGCGTGGTCACACCAGCGGTCCTTTCGACAAAATCAAAATACTCAGGCGAATTTTCGGGGATGTTATTCCCCAAAGCGAGGTTCGCCGCGCCGATAACCCGCGCCTGGAATTGCGGATCGGTGTAATATTTCGGCATACCGGAGGCGTCAGTGTGCTTTTTGATCCAAGCAACCGCTCGGGCGTCAAACCTAGACAAATCCGCCTCGATGCGCTCGGCTTCCGACATTTGGCGCTGTTGCGTTTGCTGAGCAGGCTGCAACAACTGCTGGTTGCGGTTTTGCTCAAGCTGCAACTTGCCGTTTTCAAGCGTTTCAATGCGAGTGGCAACGCGCATCATTTCCGTTTGAAGCTGCGATGCCTTGGCGTAATCCCCGACTTCAAGCGCGCGTGTATGTTCGTTTTGAAGCTGCTCCCCGCGCATCTGCGCCGCTTCAAGCGCATTATTTACCGTCGAAAATTCGAGCGCCGCCTTGTCTTGGTAAACGGCTTGCAGCTTTTCGGATGCAATCCGCTCACGTTCTTGCGCGGCACGAGCAGCATTTAACTGCTGCTGGTAGCGAGATTCGGTGGTCGTAAGTTGCTCGCGCAACTCCTTGACGGCAACCTGCGGGTCTGACGGGTCGTGCTGGTCCGAATCAAGCACAACGCCGTCGTTTTGGTCGTCGGTTGACTCGGTGGACTGATTTTCTTCATCCATAAGTTATTGCTCCTTAATACACCACGTCAGGACGCGGGATGGACGCCTTGATGCCGCGTTCATTTTCAAACAGGATGCAATCAACGCCATTCAAGCGCAGGCGAATGCCGCCGCCATCGGCGCGTCGGAACATCACCCAGTCGCCTTCTTTGGTTTTGTCTTCATCGGTCCACGTCATCATGTCGCTGTCTTCATAGCAACGCGGGCCGAGTTTCAGGATGAGGCCGGTGGTGCCCTGATAAATGTCTTCGTTGGTCACGGACTCGGGCATGATAAGGCTGCCGCCGCCGGCAAACTGCAATTCAGACGGACGAATAAAAACAGCCACCAAAATGCGGTTTAGTTTCATATGAAACTTATCAAGCGCCCATCCAATGCGCTTGCGGATGCGTTCCTTTTCGCCGTCAAACCACTCGTCGGGCTGCTGCATCTTGCCCTCAACGCGGGCTTCAACTTCGATGCCGGGGTCTTTCATGGCGCGGTTGCGCTGTTCACCAATGTGGCGCGGCAAAATAAGACTAGAGGACATAAAGTTCGCTTTCTGGCTTGGTGGCTGTTTCGCCGCCCTGGTTAATCTCTTGCTGGGTTTGGGACAAAAATTCCCGCGCCATTTTTAGTCCTTGAATTTTGCCCACCATTTCGCGGTAGGCTTCCAAGGTGGTTGGTGACCCACTGGCCACCGCCACAGATAGCCGTTCCTCTTGCTCACGCAGCAATTGGGAAAGGCGTTTAACTAAATGCTGGTCCCCGTAAGTTAGGGAGCGTCCCGCATAGGACGCCCCCACTTCCCGGTTGGGTGACCACACGCTCGGATCGAGCGATGTTTTCATTCTTCAACCATGTGTTGTTCGCGCTTGGCGGCGCGGGATTTTTCCAAACGTCCTTCGCCAGAGGACGCACCGGCCATCATTTTAACCATGCCACCGCGTTTCAGGCCGGGCGGTTTCGGCGGCATTCCTGGGCCGGGCGGCATACCCGGCGGCATAGAACCCGGCATTGGCGGTTTCGCCATGCCCATCGGCATCCCGCCCGGAGGCATCCCACCCGGAGGCATTGCACCCGGCATCGGGGGAGCGCCAGCACCAAGGCCAGCAGGCGGAATCGGCGGATGCGGAGGCATCGCAGCGCCCGAAGCGCCGCCGCCCTGGTTGCCCGGCGGCACAATCACATTGATGCTGACGCCCGGCTTGTGTTTGGTCTTGCCCCCACGGGCGCGACGATCCACGCGCTGCTTGGGCGCATAACCTTCAACGGCAGCGCCGCCATGACGAAGCTTCAGTTTGGTATGTTTGCCTTTGTGTTCATGGGTTTCATGCTCATGAACGGCTTTGGCAACCAAGTTTTTGACGCCGGACAGGGAAGCAATTTTGCCTCCCTTGGCGGCAGTGCAGGCGGCACGCATTTCCTTAAACTTAGACATTGACTACTCCTGTGCGTTCGGCGGCGGTGCTGGATTGTTGTCGGCCTTGCCCGCCAAGCCGGCGGCTGCAAGCGAGTGGTTATCGTGATGAGCGGCTTGCTCATGCTGCAATCGTAGCCGGGCCGTTTCTTCGCGTGTTGTGTCAATAGCAAGCTGGGCATGGCGGTCGGCTGCACGATCTTGGCTTTCCATAATAGCCTCGTGCGCCCGCAATTTCATATCATTACCTACATTCTGAGACTCAGCCGTTGCTTTTTGGGCTTCAGCTTGACTCAAAGCTGCGGAACTTTGCGCTTTGGCCATGGCCGCTTGAGCAGTCATGGTCGCCGCTTGGGCTTTGGTTTGCGCCGCAGCAACCAAGCCAGGGTCTTGAGTATGGCCAGCCGACGCTTGCGCGGCTTGCGCTTCCTGCTGCATCTGCTGTTCGGTTTTCAACAAGCCAGCCGGGTTGGCAACGCCGATGCCGCGAAGCAACCACTCTGCCGTGTCGCGGATTTTGAACACGGTTGGCGCAGCTTGTGCGAATTGGAACACCGCCAAACGCTGCATCACACGATGCAGGTGAGAAGGCGTGTTGGGATCGGCAGCCGGCACAATATCCACGTCATTTAATGCGGCCAAAAACTCGGTTTCTGCCCATTTTCGTGCGGGTTTTAGATTGTGACGCCAGAATGCCTCGGGGTCTTCGCGGAAACGCTCTTTGAAAAGTCCAAATTCCTCGGCTTGAGCGGCGTGAAGGCGCTTAAACACCGCGCCAACGAGCTTTGTGGACTCAATAATCGACGCCAAAATTGTCCCAACAGGCACGTTGCTTTGGCCTTCGCCAGTCGGCACGTTCGGACGGTTGCCAACCTTAGCCGCAGTTTGCGCAATGTCCTGCACCAACGCCAAACCAGTCGGCTGCGGCCCCTTGTAGGGCAGCGGTTGCACGGTTTCGGCCAGAGATTTGCCGCCAGTTTGAATTGGAACGCCGCCACCGGGCGGAACGCGGAAGATGTTGGTAAGCTGCTTGCCCAAAACGTCCGAATACAAGAAGCCGGGAAAGTTGGAAAACATCATGGCGTCCAAATTGAGCCGCCACGAAGCGGTCAACGCCATCGTCGTGTTGCCAAGAATGTGCATTAGCCCAATGTCGTAAAAGCCAAGGGCTGGAACGAATGGGTATTTCACAAACACGCGGCGCGGCTTGAATTTTTTGTCGTCCTCGGCCCAATTGCGGCGGATTTCGTAAACCTTGTGCGTATCCCGGTCGATGCTGATCTTGTATGGCCGGGGAACTTTGAACTTACCGTTGCCCGAATCATCCAAACCGCGAATGTTGGCGCGGGTATAGCACTCCCAAATAGTGTGGGGGCGATCTTCTGGCCGCTGCGCATTGCGATCATAGCCTTGCGTCTCCGCTTCAGCCTGCGCAATGGGGTCAATGCGCATGGTCGCTTGGCCAATATCAAAGTGCGCATACACTCCAGCTTCTTGAAGCTGCAAAATTTCATACGCAAGCATTTCAATCTGATGCGTTACGCGCGGCGCATTGGCAATGTCAGTCGCGCCGGCATCCACAATCAAGTCCTTGGGCGAAATTGACTCGCTTACGGGCCGCTCACGGATAGGGCAGTTATACACTTTCTTAAAGATGCAGCCGGTGAGGCCGATGTTGAAGGAAGCGCGGTCGGTGTCGGGGATGTATTCGGTCGCGGTGACCGTCAGATAATGATTAAAATCAGCCTCAAAAGCCTCGGCAATGTCGTCTGAATCCGAAGCGGGCGGGGGATTGTCTTCCTGCGGCACTTGAGTGGCTTGAACAGCCGCTTCAGCCGCTTCCTGGCTCAACATTCCGCCTGCAACCAACGTATCAACCACGAATTTAGCCACAGTTTCAGATACGGTGGCCGAGGTGTGGTCATTTCTCACTTTGCATGGACCGCCGGCAGGCAACATTTCGCCCCGAAAGTCAGACTGAAAGCCCAAGCAGGCTTCCAACAGGAGGGGATGGCGGACGGTGGACATGCCTTCCAACGGTGCGCCGCTGCCACCAGCATCCGAACGCGGCGGGTCGATGCGCAGACCCAGCATACGAATGGATTGCGCGGTCATTTCCATGTATTCAGCGCGCGATTGCACGTCAGCAGTAACGCCGCGCCACACTTCGTCGGCCAAACGGGCAACTTCACTGGGGTCTAAAATGTCCACAAGGTTATCGTAGTGGCCATTTTCGCCAACAGCCTTGGCCGGATTCCATTCTTCTTCGGCCAAAAGGCTCATAGAGCCGTCGTCATTCGTAACCCACAAACCACCAGAGTCAGGATCAACCCGACCTTCACGCCCGTCCGGGGTGTAGCCCGTTTCAATTTGATCCGGTGTGCGGATTGCGACAACTACCATCTTTTAAATTCCTCGGCCTCAAGTTCAGCGGCGGATAACTTACCGATCCTCCGTCCTATACCACGCATTGATGGTGCTGCTACCCATTCATCCGTTTTCAGCGGTCCAGCGCGGGTCATGTCCAAAGTTGTGCGACCCGCCAAGCCGCATCCATCAAGGATCATTTGGTCTTGGCGAGCCATACGCGCCTCGGCTTTCTTCTTAACTTCACGCCACCACTCAGCCGGAAGCGGGCGAAATTCCCATTCCGCGTCCAGTAGCCGGCGTCGATAAGTTTTTGGCCGAGTCATAAGGTAAGGAAACTTTCCTTAAATTAGTCAGGAATTAAATTCGACTAAATTAAACAAGTCATCACTAAACGAGCCATCGACCACCACGATGCGGTTGTTGTCCATCTTGATGCAACCCAAACCAATCGGGAACTTCCACAGCGTTCCGCTTGCGGCGGTGGTATTCATCAGCATTCTGCGCCAGTTAATCATGTCCAATACAACGGCGTCTGCCGCCCTTCTTCTTCGTCGTAATCCGATTGGCGTTCTTCGGAGATAAATTCCCCTTCGCGTTTCAGCAGGTTGTTTTCCCGCATCCACAGCAAAGCGCCCACGATGGCATCCACCCGGTCATCATGCGCACCCTTGGGGAAAGTGGCGCATTCGTTTTGAGCGGCAATGGCCCATTCGGTGTTGGGCGCATAAATCATCTCGTTTTCAAACAACGGGGCCACAGACATAGCGCGGGCCACTTTGTCGCGTGAACCGGGGTCGGAAAGGATGACGCTGTATGGTTTATCCCGGAACAGCCGGTGCAATTCCTGATAGACCGAATGGCCGTTGGCTTTATTTTCCACCAGCAAAATCGAGACTTTGTATTTGCGGCATGTCTCGTCAATTTTGGCCACAGCATCGGTCAGCGCCAAGCGCGATGCCCAGCACTGAGCCAACATTACCTTCGGCGTTCCCGTTAGCCGGCCAGACCAAAGCGGGTCCGGGTTGGGGTAATTGTCCATAAACGTGCCGAGAACAGCCATGGCGGATGGGTCGTTTTGTTCTTTGACGGTGTAAGCGCCGTCATAGAATGCAACCACGGTGTCAAACGGCGGGAATTTTAATCCCTTTGGATCGTCGGCACCCCAACGTTGCCACCAATCCATTTTAATAATGCCACCGCCGCGCGGAACCGGCATTTGCTGAAACTGCGCCGCCGTGGCGAACGAACCCATAATTTTCTTATCGCGCTCGACCACTTCAAGCGGGAAGCGTTCAGGAAAAGCTAATTCGCCTTTGACGTTCCAATACTCTTTTGGCTCATCGGGAGAAATGTCTTCAACGGTGCGCGGATCGGTCCAGCCAATTGAGGTGGTGTAACGCCGGCCATCCCATTCCATCGGGATCATCAAATGCTCGTAGTCGCCGCCTTCGGACAGCAAAAAGCCCGTCACGTCTTCTTCGTGTGTGCGCTGCTGAATCAGCACAATGGCCGACGAACGCGGATCGTTAAGACGTGTCGGCATCACTTCTTTCATCCATGAGTTCGTTGACTCACGGATGATTTTTGACTCAGCTTGCCGAACGCTGTTTGGGTCGTCCACGATAACGCGGTCGCCACGTTCACCCGTGCCCACGCCGCCGACTGACGTTGCTAATTTCCAGCCGGTCTTGTCGGTCATAATCTTGACCATCGACTCATTGGCTTTGAATCGGTCGCCCCAATGCTCCTTAAACAAGGGCGAATGGACGACCTGAAGGGTGCGCAAATTATCGCGCTCAGTAAGCGAACTGGAATAGGACGTGCAGATATAGCGGTTATAGGGCATTTCGCACGGACCCCATTCCCACGCCGGCCAAAACACGCAAGTGGCCATAGACTTCAAAAAACCGGGCGGCACGTTAATGATAAGCCGCTTAATGTCCCCGCCTGTGACCGCTTCCAAATGCTCGCAGTTATGCAGCAAAATTTCATTTGCAAAATAATTGTTATTACCTTCAACCTCTACGTTGTAGACGTGTTCTGGTATCCGAATGCCGCGCACAATTTCTGCGACAAAATCTGAGACGCAATCAAAACGCTCATCCCCCCGCCCGGAAGTTTGTGTTGTTTGTTGTGGCAAGCCCGGCACAAGCTGACCAAATTCCATAGTTCGTTGTTTCGCTTGTTCCCGTCTACGTGATGCACATCCATAATCCCATCCGCCCAACACAGAAAGCACTTCCCTCCGTCTCGCTTCAGCACCACCAGTCGCGCTGCCCGGAAATCCGCCGAATACTTCTGTGGGTGTCCCGTATAAAAAACATGACGAGAGCCGCGAATATACAAACCAAAGCACTTTTTCCCGCAAAATGCTCCAAACCGCCGAACCGATTGATCCCATTGAGCGGGACCAATTTTCACATCGCTCCCGCATTGTTGACAACAAACGTCGGGCATTAAGCGACGGCCTGCCGATTCGCAAGCGCGGCATAATTTTCCGCCCCACGACTTCGCCCCGCCGCACTTTGGGCATATCCGCGTTTCTGGTTTCTTTTTCTTTTCCCCGAAACATCGCATGCTGCACGTTTCTCCACGCACCTGAGAAGGTGAGCGAAAAAAGTTTTTTTTGCACACCGAGCACGCAATCATTTTCGCCCCTACTGGGACGGCTTTCTTTTTGCACTCTGTCGAGCAATATAGTTTGCGTTTGTTTTTCGCCGGAAATTCCGTCAAGCACACCCGGCAAACAGAGCAATTCGCTTCCTGCATCAACAGAGTCTGCCCTGACATACCCGCGACCTTCTACGTAAACCGGATGGTCGTGTGTGCAGACAATGCGCCGATCAGAGACCAACCGAATTTCAAGCATACTCCTTCCAGATGATCTCATCCAGTTTTTTATTTTACGAAATTCCGCCTTCCCCGAAGCGTGATTAAAACTAAGAATTTCTACGTTCAAACGACCATCTACAATATCACGAATGGCCATTGGCCCGTAATTTGTTAAAAGCGTTGAGTCCCCATCCAAACAAACTGCTTCGATTGCCCAGCCACGCACAAATTCGCGCGCCGGTTCGGCGGTGTGCCAAAGCAATTCGATAAAATCAATCAGCCGATCCTCGGCGTTTAAACGCCGAAGATAAGCCATGTCCTTGAAGTTAATAATGTTAAAAGGTTCGATGGCCATTAGGTCACCGAGATTTCAACAAGCCCGGCCATAGCGTCGGCATGGCGCTGTTCGCGCTGCCGTTTCTCCATTAGATTTTCTTTAATGCGGCGAACGGCAACGTTGTGCATGTTGGCCGCTTCCGACCGAGCGTTGCTAAAACGCGGCCCGGAGAGCGACAATAACTTTTCCAGCGCGGTAAAGTGCGCCATGGCGAGTCGCAATTGCGATTCTTCCAAAGGCGCACCAGTCACCAACGCATTAGCCGTTTGCACGTTCATGGTGGCGGCTACCGGCGCTTTGCCAGCAACTGGCCGAACGGGCTGTTGCTCATCAACAATGGTGACTGGGCGTTTGGTCATTCCAAGCCAGTCGCAATCAGGCGCTTGACCCACGCCTTGAGGTAAGCAATCACGTCGCGCTCCCGCTGACCGTAATCCGGTTCGACCGGCGCTTCCACGTCCGTGAAAGTCGGAATTTCGACGGCAGGCACGTTGGGTTCCATCACATCACCCACGGCAGAAACCGGAATGGGAATTTGCGGCACGTCACTCATCGTCAACGTCTCCTTCAATTTCCTGCCGCTCCTTGCGTTGCGCTGCGGCCAGGAGGATTTTCTCTATCGCTTTTCGTTCTTCATAGGAAAGCGATTCCAACTGCTGACGGCGCTGCGTTTCGACAAGCAACGGGGCGTCCTCGTCGCCGGACACAATTGTCCGGTCACCCCAGTTCTTCGGATCAAGCTTGGAAGCCGACCACTGAAGGGCATTAAAGGCCAAACGCCGACTGTGGGCGTCATGGTTTTTGAAAGCTGGGTCTTCATTCATCGCAATGCGAAGGCCGCGCTCGGCATGGGATAGCGCCTGAGCCTTTCGAGCCTCAGCATAAGCGGCAGCAAATTCAGGGTGACGCGCTCGCCAATCGCCAAGGGTGCGAAACCCCGGCATGTTTTTTTCCTTACAAATGGCAGTGACGTATTCGCCCTTTTCCATTCGGTCGAGGATTTTGTCAGCAACAGCTTTACTGTATGAGGATTCAGGGCGAGCCACTGGGTAAGCAACTCCGTTGTTATATTTTGCAAATGTAGCCCGCCGTCGCTTGACTGTCAACGGCGGACTTGCCAGTATAGGCTTATGGCAATTATAGATTTCACCACCCCGCAAGGGATCAAGCGCGCAACTTACATCTTTAGCGGGATGATAGTCGCGGGCCGCATTACGTTTGAGCAGGCTTTGTTCATCCTAGAACGAGCCTACAAGAAAAACGTATGGAAGGGCGACGCGACGCAGCTTGAGCGCGTGATGGACAAAATCGCCAAGCAACTTGAGGAAGCGGTTTGGGCCGGGGAGCAATGGGACGACTTTGTTCAGTCCGGCCTCAAGCAAAAGCAGCAGGACGAAAAAACAAAACTCGCGTTGATATTGCGCGCTGGCTATAAGCTGAACGTGCCCAAGGTGACAAAATGAACCTTATGGTCTTGGTGGCCCCCAGCTACCGCAATCGTGACTTCGTGCTGTTCTGCCTGGACGCGGCAAACAAGAAGCGCGAGATTACCTGTGTGCTGTCATTGGCCAGGGGCGGCGCGGAAGAATTTGGCTACGATTGGGCCTGCGATACCGCGACGCTGCACATGGCCAAAGCCAAAATGCAGATGGCAGACGGCGTGGTGGCGTTTCCCGGCGTCGATCCTGCGTTAATTGAACAGGCCGGCGCGCTCGGCCTTAAAGTTTGGCTCCCCAAGGAAGTGCCTGTCCCGACGCGCAAACCTACGACGGCGGCGGACAGAGATTGGCATGCCACTCTGCATGAATTGCTTGACAGGGTTGCAGCGGGTTAATAGCTGACCGTCTAGCGTGGTCTAGCGTGTCCCATGGTGTCCCAGGTCGTTCAAAACTGACCGTATCCGTTCACCCGGTCTGACACTTTTGGGCCGCAAGTTCAAAATAATCTATTTGCCCCATTCGCCCCATTTTGGTAATGTGCGTCCGTCTCAACCAAGGAGGACGACATGGCTGATCTTGTTTACGATAGTATGGTTGGCGTTGGCTTTGATTTGAAAAACAACCGAGCAATGTGGTGGGTTGCTGGCAAGGGGTGGGCGAACCGGAACATACCCAAACGCATGCAGGACATTTTGACGGCGAGCATCATCAAACCGCTTAATAGCAGGGCGGCTGAAGATGAGGCTCTTGCGAAGGCTGGATATGAACTTGCGGCAGAAAGCGTAGCCACTTCTCCCAATGATTGTCTTAACCACCTTTGGATTTACCAAAACCCAAAGGACGAATATAACCCAGGTCACTATTACTTTCAGTTGCAGATTTCTGATCTGCCCATCGTTTGCTTTTTTGTCAGCGATTTGGACTGGCCGGCGTTCTTGGTTGATAAAATGCTGAATGTTGACTGGGCGCTGAACTCACTATGAGCCTTAACCTCGATCCACCCGCCGACCCTGATGGCTATTGGGAAAGCCTCGGGGTTACCAACTCACCAAAACTGGGCGTGGCCGACAAGAGGCCGAAGCCATCGAAAACCCCAACGGACAAGGCGGTCACCATTAAGGTGATCGCCGGCCAACTCGATAAGGTGGCCACCAAGGGCGAGCAGGCGTTGGTTGACTCGGGTATGCCCATTTACCAGCGCGGGCAGTCCATCGTTCGTCCGATCCTGACGGAAGTGCCGGCATCCCGTGGCCGAACCACATTAGCTGCGGGGCTGTCACAGATCGGCGCGGCCGCACTAACCGACCGGCTTTGTCAGGCGGCAGAGTGGGAGCGGTTCGACAAGCGCAGTGCGGATTGGGTGCGCATTGACCCACCATCCGCCGTTTCGGTTACTATTTTGTCACGCAATGGTCTGTGGAAGTTTCCACGGGTTGCCGGCGTCATCACAACACCCACACTCAGGCCGGACGGCAGTTTGCTGACGGCGGATGGCTACGACGCGGCCACACGGCTGTTTCACGCCGCCGACGCCAAGCTGGATGTGATGGCCCACATACCAGAGGAACTAAGGAAGGACGATGCCGTTGCGGCGTTGAAGAAACTGCAACGGCTGCTGAAGAACTTTCCCTTCGTCACCCCGACCGACGAGGCGGTGGCCATTTCCGCCGTCATCACGCCGGTCATTCGTGGGGCAGTCTCGGTTGCGCCCATGCATGCTTTCCGCGCCAGCACAGCCGGCACCGGGAAGACTTATCTAGCCGACGTGGCCAGCGCCATCGCCACGGGCCGTCCGTGTCCGGTGGCGACGGTGGCCAAGACCGAAGAAGAAACTGAAAAGCGGCTGGGTGGCCTGCTCATCGCCGCTCACCCCATTATCTGCCTAGACAACGTGAACGGCGAATTGGGCGGTGACCTTCTCTGCCAAGCCATCGAACGTCCCATTGTCCAGATCAGGCCGCTGGGCACGTCCGAGATCATCGAAATCGAATCACGCGCCACCATATTTGCCACCGGCAACGCAATGCGTGTGCGCGGCGATATGACACGGCGGGCGATTCTCTCCAACCTAGACGCCGGCCTAGAACGCCCGGAACTGCGCGAGTTTGACTTTGATCCTGTCGAGCAGGTCTTAAACAATCGGGCAGAGTATGTGGCTGCATGCCTCACAATCGTGCTTGCCCATGCGAAAGCTGGCTTTCCGGGGGCGCGTGATCTCCGGCTGGCGTCTTTCCAAGATTGGTCCAACTTTGTCCGTTCGGCCTTGGTGTGGCTCGGCTGCTCGGACCCGTGCGATTCGATGGAGCAGGCACGGGAAGACGACCCCGAATTGAGCGAATTGAGCGAATTGATCGAAGCGTGGAAGGCTGAGTTCGATGTTGTCATGTCGTTCACCACGGCAGAGTTGATCGACCTCGTGGGCCAACGGCTGTTTTCGGATGAGCCGGGGGAGCCTGGGCAGTTTAAGTATCCCTTAATGCGGGAGATCGTGCTGCGCGTCAGTGAAAGCCGACAACAGGGGGATAGCAGGAAGTTGGCGTCTTACCTTCGCAGCAAGGAAGGCCGCATCGTAGGTGGCTTTATGGTTCGTAAAATGGGCATGGCGTCCGGTGGCGTCGTGCGTTGGAGCGTTTTTAAGAAACCATGAATTATTCCCCCAAAAAGGGGTCCAAAATGGGTTGGATGGGTGCGAGGGGTCTCTGCCAGTAGCTATACTCTAAGTGTCATTTCATTTCTGCCATTTCAGGGTAACTCGTAAGGGGTAACCCATTTTACCAATCCAACCCATTGGGAGGCACGATTCGACCCATTCCGGGAGACCGGGGTGGGTCTTTTCGTATGCGCTGGTCGGGCTGGGTGTGTATGCGAAG